TAGGATCCGCGGCAATTTCATCCGGGGTTAGCGGAGTGATCTCATTGCGAGCTTCGAAGTCCATCGCAGCAAGTTCGTCACTGGTGTAACCCAATCTCTCGCCCTGATCGTGCATTCGAATGAACTCGTCGTAATCTGCGATTTCTTCTTCCGTGTACCCACGCGAGCGCGAGTACGCTTTCCAGTCCTCTTGGAATGCAGCGGTTTCTTCAGGTTCCATTAGCCGATCAGGAGTTTTCTCGGCCTTTCCGGTCTTCTGAGCGAGAGCCTTGTACTCTGCTTCGAACCTGTCTGTGTACGGATTGGGCTCGCCCAATTCTTCGAGCGTTGCACGGTGCTTTAGGAAAGCAGCATCGTAGCTCGCCTTTGCAGCGTTGAACTCATCAGGGTTTGCAAACGCATCAATATCCAAAAGTTCTTCTGCAGCAGCGTTGATTTCCTTATCTGCAGCAAGCCGAGCTTTACGGTTAGGTTCGAGATCTCCGATGCCACCACGTTGAGAGTGTGGTGAACCATCTGCGGATTTCTGGATTGCGCGACCGATCGAAGCAAGCTCGTCGCGAGTACGTCGAAGTGCGATCGGGGATGTGAGCTTTCCGAGCTCGAGCAAAAGTGCGCCACGTTCTTTCGTACCCATCGCTGCACGTAGACCGAGCTTCGATAGGCCCTTCACAACATCTGCTGCCTCCACAGCTTCTTTCGCCATGAAGTCGAGTCCGAGAACTGCATCGAGCCCTACGTTATTTCGCGGGGCTCCAAGTCTTAGGAGATCGTCTGAGTGCGTGATAGCAGCGCGAGATGAAGCAGGGTTTCGACCACCACCACCTAGAATCTGACCGAATAGCGAACCGTACATTTCACCTTTGGAGCCATCGCCACCTAGCTTCTCGTCGATCAGGTGACCAGCGCCAGCACCAACAAGGCCACCCATAAGCTCCTGTGGAGCGAATGCAGCGTTGAAGGGAAGCATCCCTATCTCAACGAACGTGCGCGGGTTTGAGCCGGCACGGATACGTGCTTCAGCAATGCCGGGATCAAGTTGACGCTTCAACTGATATTTCGCAGCGCCTAACTGTTCTTCTGGCGTACCTGCTGTGGTGAACTTCGGAACACCAACCATGTCACGCATACGATCGGTGACTAGCTGTTCAGCTTCAGTCGGGAATTGTGTCGAGAACTTGTCCCAAACATCTTGGCCCTGTTCTTCAGCGATCCCCGAGATGATCTCGTTTCGAACGGTTTCCATATCCGTCTGCAACCGACCAACATTTTCGATCGCCTGGTAATCCACAGGTGTTCGACGTTGCAGCGTTTCACCGACAGCGCGGGAAGCTCCGAGTATTCCACGGCCTACTCCACCGATGTATTCACCGGGAGTGCCACGCGGAGAGAAGCCTTGCTCCCACAGTCGACGTTCTTCGTCTTCTTTATCGAATGCAGCATGGATCTCCCGAGCCATATCTCCGATCGACTGCTTCGGTTTCGGTTTGAGCATCGTCGTGTCATAACCGTATGAAGCGCCCCGCACCTGAAGCTCCGCAAGAGCCTGACGGTCACTGTCCGTCACACGCGGTCGAGTTCGTACCCGGGCCTGATTTAGACGCGGGACATTAGTACTCGGCGGTTTCTTTTCTTCAACTACAGGCGGCAGGTAATCAATATCCGCTACCGATTTACGGGTAGCGGTAGATTGAACGGCTAGCTTGTCCCAAACGTCTGGATTTCCTCGACCCATTGTTTGTTACCCGCTGTATCTGATTCGTTGTGCCTGTCGGTTTGGATTGAGGCCGCGTGCTTCTGGCGACTGAAGACCGAATGCTTTGAGCCACGGTGACGTATCGAGATAGTTCTCCCAAGTCAGTGTGGGTGCAGCACCACTCCGGGCCTGAGATCCTAGCTGGCCTTCGAAGCCAGCGTAGACATCGCCAAACCGGGAACGGTAGAACTGCTGCTTCCGGGTGTTGCTCAGTTCGTTGACACGCGACTGATACCCGAGTTCAGGGTTCTCGTTTAGAAAGCCTTTTAGGTAAGCCGGGATTTGGTACGGCATTTAGCGCAGTCCGTATCGGTTTCGAAGCTGTCCGAATCGTTTAGAGAGGAATCCACCATCACGGTTCTCAGGGTTGAGAGCGTAATCAGAAAGTGCATTCCCGCTGAAGAAGTCTCGCTCTGCGAACCTCGAAGTTCGTCCACCAAAGTTCTTCTGCAATGCGTTCCGCAAGGCGCTGTCCTGAAGATCATCGAACGAGATTCCGCTACCAGCGAAGTCTAGTTCGTACTCGGACCTAGCAGCATCCAGATCTGCAGGATCGATACCCGCAAAGCGGTTGAGTCCAGCAGAGTCACCGTAGCCGAACGAGCTACCGGAGGCTTTGGCACGTTCTAGGAAGTCACCAAATCCTTCGCCTACACGAAGGACCCTGCCATCCTCGTCAGTGAAATCACCGTTCAGCGCCGACGAGTTTTGTCGGAAGTACTGGCTAACAGCATCACCGAAACGCTGTGAAATGAACTTGTCATAAGCGTTTCGGCCAAACTCTGGAATGTCCATGACGCTGTTCCAGATAGCCTGGTACAAGTCGGGACGATCGTTCGCGTCGTACTCGCGACCTGCATCAGTTCTTTGAATATCTCGGTAACCGGTTCGAGCCATGATTTACCCCGCTGGTGGCTGCTGTGTCGCTCCAAACAACTGCGCCAATGCTTCTGCTAGTTCTTGTTCACCCATCTCCATGAGTGTTTTGAAAATTTCTTCAAGTAACGCTGGATCAACTTGCTTAGAGTCTAGCATCTGCCCAAAAGCTTGACCTAGATCTTCTCTACCAGCCTCAACCAGCACTTCCATAACAGCCGTTATGACCGCGTCCATTTCCTGCTTTTCAGGAGATCCAGCAGCAGGAGTTTCCTCTACCGGAGCTTTTTCTTCAGGTGGAACTTGCTCATTTGCGGCTGCCAGTTTTTCCCGAGTTTCAAGCTCCATCGCTTGCGTGTATTCCATAATCAATGCAGCGGTTTCTTCATCGCCAGAGTTCTTCATCGCTTCTGCGATTCGGCGGTTCATAATCGGCGGCAAGGTTTGACCCATTTCGATTAGAACTTTCTGTTCTTCACGATCAGGGTTACGCAGGTGCAAGATGTCTGTTCGTGCTGTTCGCATCGCCACAAGTGGCTGCTCACCAGAAGGACCACCGCGAGTAGCAGCGATCGACATGTTGATCTCGGTTTCTTCGTCCCGTGGGAGTCGTGGCTCCACTGAGACTTCCACTACCCAATCGGGTTGAATATCGTCTGGACCCTTCCGCACTCGGAAGAAAGCCTCGTCGCCATCCATCTTCGGATTTACACCGTCGAGGTCGACTTCTTTTGCACCACGGGCAGGGTTAGCAAATTGTTCGAGCAGTTCTTCGCACAACCACTGGTACGCCTCTCTTAGAAGCGTAGTACGCGGGCTGTAGGCAGATCGTGTTGCTTCGATACGGATAGCGAGCGCACGGCCGGATTCGGCTGCTTGCGTCCCACCGTAAGCAAGTGGGTAAGGGAGTGTTGACTGTTGCCAGTCGTGGTCGAGAGCGCCGAGTACTGCGCCGACTTCAGGGGGCGCTTGCGGAAGTTCAAGAGGGACAATTTTTTCATCCTGTGCTGTTGAGAGCTTGATTTCCTGATAGGTGCGGAACGGGTCACCCTCGATAGATTTCTGTCCATCCTTCGAGTAGTGCAGCAAACTTCCCGATCGGGAGCGCTCTGCAATATCCATTAGATGAGACACATACTCGTTGCGTGGAGCAATAATTCCCTTTGCCGTGGTGAAAACTGATTCACCCTGTTGCTTCAGAGTATTCGCTGTTCCACCATCACCAGTGAAATCCTTCGTCTGTAGATCTGGCATATCTCCGACGTTGCCTATCCACACTGGAACATGGTCGAGCCCGTGAGCGCCATCCTTCGGAGCCTTCACGAACACATCGTCAACAAGAATGAGATTGTTAGTCTCATCCCACCAGTCAGTGATCGTAGCGTCCTTACCGTCGATCTCAATTCCGTACTTTTTACGGATCTGCGCCTTTGACGCTTTACGTTGGTGAGCGGCCCAAACGAAACCGTCTTCACCATCTTCCCAATACGTGTGCATTGGGTCCCACATCACTACATCGAACTCGGTATTTTCTTTGCCTTTTGGAACGTGAACGATGGCTCGCATAGCGACCCAACCACGTAGGCATGACATAAATGCGATCGAATTTCGTAGCGCCTTCTTGCGCCGGCGACGATTCCTTCGGTCGATGTCATTCAGGATTCCGATGAGGAACAGTTCTGCCTCATTCGCAGCTTCCCGAGCGTCCTCAGAACTATCATCGGATTCATCAGTTCGCACCTGAATGTTTAGGGCTGCACGGTTTACACCATCGAGAATCTTGTCGAAGAAGTTCTTTGGCGCAGTCGATGTAAACGACTTGTATCCGGGCTTTGCTTCGAACTCTTTTAGACGATAGATGTCGTAATCGTCTTCCATTCGATCTCGAAGTGCGTTGAGATCTCCTTCTTTCGTTTTGATGAAAGTAAGGATTTCAGCAGGATCTTTGAACAGGCCGCCGCCTTCGTCGTTCTTGTCCTTCTGCTTCTCAGCTTCAGTCTTCGGCTTGGCCTTTGTCGATCGAGCTTTTCGCTTCGTTGCGGTTTTACTCACCATCGAATCTGTGAATCTCCGTTACTGTCGCCTCATGCAGAACATCTTTTCGCAACAACCAGGCAATACCAGTAGCCATCGGATGATCGTCGTGCGTACCTGCAGCACCTTCAATGCGTCCATTCTTGTCGATGTTTCGAATCACGGACAAGAACTCTGCGATCGCATCTTTATCGTACAGAAGCAGTAGTGATTTGTTGATCGCAGTAATCAAATCACCATATAGAACATACCTTGTTCGCTCGTCAGTGTGCCACCCGATCTTACCTGTATCTTCGCCACCGGGGGAAATAATCGTCGAGAAGTTGGAGTACCCGAGCGCCGTAGCAGCACGAATAGTTGCAACTCCCCAATCGTTATCCTCGATGCCCCAACGCGGGTTTCGGTAATCATCTAAAAGGGCGACTGACATTCGAGCAAGCTCGTCCGAGTCGATGTCATTTCCCCTGACATTCGCGACCTCAACACCGCTGGCGATGTCAAGAATCGATGTCACAGCGTAGTCACCACCAGTACCGTGAGATGTGTCCGTGCCGGCTGCATATCTTCCACCTGAATGCGGTCGAACAAAGATCCTTACGTGATCGTTCTCGCGAGTCTCGATCGGATCTCTGGAATTTTCGAGCATTGTGCCGAGTACTTCAGCGTCGAATGCTGCTGCTACTCGGGACGGTCGGAGTGCTTCTTCTGCAGTCAACGGGTACTCCTGCTCCATGTAGAGCGCTTTAGACATATCTGGCGTATCAGGAGCTTCACGCTCAACACGGTCGTACCATGCTTGATCTCGCTCAGGTCGAACATTCCAGCCGTAGAACTTGCTCACCCAACCGTTACCAGGTGAGGCCCGGAAGATCGTCTTGAACAGTGACAGCGGCTTCATCTTATTCGATGTGGAGATCTGGATAACCTGACCGTTTGCATCGATCGTAGGTTTCAGCGCTGCAAAGTTCACATCGATGTGTTCGTGGAAATCAGCCTCATCTTGGATAACCAGTGAAGCGGTTTCAGATCGACCAGCGTTCTCAGTTGATGCAAATGCTGTGATCCGCGAGCTCATGGCAGGGAAGGCCATAACCGTCGTGTTGTCTGTACCTAGATCCTCTCGCATCCACCACGGGAGATTGTCATATACAGAGTGGATCTTTCGTAGCAGCGCCTTAGCTTCGTCTTCACCCTGAGAGAAGATCAGCACGTTGGCTGCTTTGTGGTACATCGCCAGCCAAAGAGCGTAGACACCAATCACCCATGAAAGTCCGACCTGTCGAGCTTTCAGAAAGTTCAGAAGTTTGTGCTTGCCGAGCAGGGAAACAACTTCTTCAAGGTGTTCCCACATCTCGAAATCGATCACACCACCGGTATCGCCTGATAGCGGATCTGGCGGGTCTGTGATCTGGACTAAAGTGCGGAGTCGACCGTCTTCTTCGTCCTCGATCTTGATGGTGAGGAAATGCCAGAACGATCGACCGGCAAGCTCGCGAATCGCTTTTTGGGTCTGATTGGGTTTTCGTCGCTGCTTGCCGCGAGTCGCAGGAATGCGACTAGCAGTTACCACTAGAGCATCTTCCAAGTAGCGTAAACAGTTTCGTCTAGGTACTCGAACTGATGGCTAGGAACAGGTGCGGTCTTAGGAA